TCTCGCCCCCAATAACCCCTTGTAATTCGTCATCGGACATAGGTTCTTCCATGTCCATCGCTTCCATTACATCATCTTCAAGCTCTGAAGCCATGTCTTTTATTTCCATGTCCATTTAGGAACCTCTGCTAAACAATTTGTTCGCCATTATTGAAACATCGGGTTTGATCTGTATTTGTCATACATCATCTTGATGCCTTGTTGGCTTGCCTTGTCTATGTTAAAAACTGGAGAATTACGCAACCAATTAGTATACGCTAGCTCACTCATACCCTTTGGTGGCAAACCATTTGCGTTGCCACCAAATTGCGGCAGAGGTTTAAAGCCAAGCTCCCCATCGCTACTATATGGCGCTCCAACTGGTTGAACGGTTGTTGGCATAACATTAGTTTGTGCGCCCGACATTGAAGAAAGCGGCGCTTGCATAGCTGGGTTGCCAGACAGCCCGTAAAAGTCCTGCGGCATAGCTTGGGAAGACATCATCTGTGGGCGCGGTTGTGGGCGCATAGATGTTGCTGGGGCCAGAATAGGCGCAATAGCTGCTTGCTGTGCAACTCCGCCTTGTTTGCCTAACAACCCACCAAGGCCACCTTTTTGGCGAATGTCATTGCGAACCATTGTGCCGCCAAGACCCATCATTGCACCGCTTGCGCCACCAGTTGCTAGACCAAGCAACCCGCCAAAGAAAGGGTTAGCCATCATTGCCTGTGGGCCACGAAGCGTTCGTCCTTGGCCTTGCTGGTCAAACTCTGTCCAGCCGCCGCGCCTCATGCCTTCTTGGTAGTCTTTACCACCAGCGCGTTTATAGTCTTCATTTGAAAGACTAGAATAGGAAGCTCCAGAGCCGCCCATTCCCCCACCGTCAAACATATCCTTTAAGCCAGTAAAGCCTTTCTTGGACGCTTTATCTGCGGGTGATTTACTTGCAGCCATGAGTCAACTCCTATGCGCTAACGGCGTTAATTGAACGTCTTTGCAGCGATATTATCATAAGTTTGCAATTTACACCACGCCCTTAACATTTCGCCTCAAAGCGCCACTCCACACCGTCTTTGGTTTGTATCCAGTGACCAGATAGCGCATTGCGTCAGCGCTGTGTGATGTCCAATCGTGTAGCGGTCGCATACGCCATGTCTTGCCCTTTTCGTCCCAATCCCTGCGGTACTGGCGCAAGGCTTCAACCCCACGTTTGCAGCGCTCCGCATCGAACCAAGTGGTGCGTAGGAATAACCGCGTGGCTTGTATGCCATCATCTATTGATAAGCTAGGGGCAATTTCAATACCATTAAGGCCAAGCGATTGCAGTATTTCAATGCGGCTTTTACCCGTTCCCAATTCCCTAACCCGCGCATCGTGCGGCAAGATGTGGGTATCGTAAACGTATTCTTTTTCCTTAATCACCTTCACGTAGTGATCTAGGCCAACGCCGCTGCTTTCGTAAAAATCTATGATGCGGCGCTCTTGTCCCACAAACTGTGCAAACCAGATCGACGTGCTGTCAGACATTCCCAAGTCCCAGCCAGTAACAACGGCAATTGCGGGGTCGTAAGGAACAACGCCCACGCGCTTGCTTTCGGTGGCAAGTTGCATCTCTGTGCCGTAATATGCGCCTTGAATAGCCGCCTCGAAACTGCACTGAAACTCTTGAAGATATCTGTCTTCCCCCATAGTGCGGCGGGCTTCTTCAAGTTCCTCTTTATCAAGCACACCAGTATCAGATGCTTTTAAATTAGCGCTGAACCAATTGGGGTCGGTTATTGAGTTGTCGTATATATCCCAAAAGTCATTCTTACCTTTGGGCGTTCCAATGAATGTGGCGCGGCCTTTACGATCTGCAAGCGCTGGGCGAATAACCGTGGGCCAAGCGTTAGATGGGAAGTCGGCTGGCTCATCAAGGATTACATCGTCAAAATACAATCCCCGCATTGCATCGTAGTTATCAGCGCCGAACAAACGCAAGCGGCCACCATTATGAAAATCAATCCGCAGTTCGCTTTCGTTTACGGATATGTTGGGCAGGGCTTGGGTGTAGTGTTTAGCGTAATCCCATACGATTGCCTTGGCTTGGCGGTAATATGGCGCAATATACGCCGCACGGGCGTCAGGTCTGGGGTTTGTAATGCAGCGTATGATTAAGTCGTTAATGGCTGCAACTGTCTTACCAAAGCGGCGATGGGCAACGATACAAGCAAAGCGTTCTGTTCGGTCGTGGTACGCATCCATTTCTGGGCGCGGCTTATATGGTATTATTACCTCTCCCATCGAACAACCAGTTCCGTCCCGTCTTTGCCAGTCATTTCAACCGCGTTAGTTTCCTTCCATCCAGCTTGGGTTTTAAGGAAGAAAATCATTGCAGATGTGTTGCCTTCCCTTGCTTGACTAATCAAAGACCTTGCAACCGTGCCGATGGCTTTTGCCTTCCCCCTTTTGTAGCGTTCAGAAATATCGTCCTGACGCTTCATTATTTCAAAAAAGGTTGTGCGACCAACGCCTAGATAGTCCGCGATTTGTTCAGCCGTTAGGAAGGCGGCAAGGGTTTCAATCTCACCTACTTGTTCAGCAGTTAGCTTTGTTTCTTTACGACCTGAGTTTTTATTACCCGCCATTATGCAACCTCACGCTTTTCTTTCAGCTCGGCAAATGTTTCACCGCTGGCTTCAAGTATAGCAGATTTACCAGTGAAATCTTCCCATCGTTTAATGATGACATCCACAAACTTTGGGTCAAACTCCATTATGAAAGCGTCTATGTTGTGCTTTTCAGCCGCAATAAGCGTTGATCCAGAGCCTCCAAAGAAGTCAGCAATAGTTTCTGCAGAGAGATTGAACCTTTTTATAATCCACTCCATAAGTGAAACTGGTTTCTGTGTTGGGTGGACTCTGTTTGTTTTTTCGCTGGCTTGAGTAAATTGACGAACAACAGACCTAAAGTTTGCCCACGCTAATTCGCAATCAGTTTGGTCGCTCTGTCCGTTGTTCTTGTCCCACACTAACCAACACTCGCTATCAGGAAGCGATGAACAGTAATAATTTGCGCCCCACCATATTTGCTTTGAGTCTGGGAACATCCCATAAATAAGATTAAATGCGTCTTTGGCAATATCTGCGTTATCATCGCCCATAATGTCAGTCTTATAATTCTTCTTTAAAACGGAAGATTTGCTTACAGCGTTCATGCCATACGGAGGGTCAGTATGTATCAAATTGGGGTATACGCCGTTCATTAATGTTACAACATCATCAACTTTGGTGCTATCTCCACACATTAGCCTGTGCTTATCTAGAACCCAAACGTCACCCTCAACGGTCACTGGCGTTTCTGGCGCATCAGGAACCGCGTCTTCATCCGTTAATCCTTCGACAGGCTCCGCTAGGAACTTATCCAATTCGTCTTGGTTAAACCCAGTGAGGTCTAGGTCGAAGTTAAAGTCGAACAAGTCTTTAAGCTCTATCTTTAACATATCAATGTCCCATCCAGCGTCTAGCGCCATGCGGTTGTCGGCTATGACATAAGCCCGCTTCTGCGCTTCACTGAGGTGGGCGGCTTCAATACATGGAACCTCTGTTAGCTTTAGCTTCTGTGCAGCTAAGACACGGCCATGCCCAGCAATGATGCCGTTTTGTCCGTCCGTTATAACTGGGTTGAGAAAGCCAAACTCTTTAATGCTGGCGGCGATCTTTGCAACCTGTGCATCGGAATGGGTGCGGCTGTTTCTGGCGTATGGAATTAAATCGGCCAGCGGTAACATATTATAATCGGTCATTTGCCTCGATCCTTTTGGGTTGTCGAGATTGATTTGACCTATTTATAGTCGTTTCCCAGTTCTGCCGCAATAGCAGCGTATCCAGCCAAGTCGATCTGGTTATCTGAGTGGGTTTCATTCGTTGCAGACCTAGCTACTTTGAACACCGTCATCATCATGGCTACGTCATATGGCGTAAGAGGCCCAACGGGGCGCATAGAGAGCCACCAGTCCCAACCCCTAGCGATAGACCCGAAATTGTTTTCAGCGTCTCCGTGGGTCGCTGCACGGTCTGTAGTGATATATTCAGCGGCTTTGGAAAGAACATCTGCGCGTTTCATGTGATACCTTTGAATTGACGGGGGCGGCTTATAAATGTGGCGCATTTGGTTAGCGCAATTCGACCACTCTGACATTTACGCCATAGTGTTAAAATTGATGCCCCCGTCTTGTTTTTTATATTAGTTATCAGTGTCTTCGTCAACACTATCATCAATCATAAAGCTATTTTGTAGGCTATACATTGCGTTTTCTAACTCGTTTATGTCTTGCAATGTAATCTGGCGCATATTGTCTACGGAATAAAGCGCTTGCTTAATAGTCTTGAAGGCATCGTATATCGATACCATTTGCCCGTGGGTCATGGCTTCCATCCCAACCTTGCGGCGCTTTCTTAAATCTTCGCGCTTCATTTCCCATTCGTTTTTATTCGCCATCTAAAATATCCTTTATAGAGTTTCTAAGAGTGTCTTCACCAAACTTGGTTAGTTTATATTGCCAACGGTTTGTTTTATCCCATGTCTTAGAGGTAACGTGAGCAATTCCCCTATGTTCAAGGAGATGAATTAAAGCGCGGGCGCGTTCTTTTGTCATTCCCGTAATTTCGCCAATTGCGTCTGAAGTAATGTATTCGCCGCGAACCTCTAAGAGCTTTATGGCTATAGCCACGCAAAGCTGCTTGGGTGCTAGAGTCACAACTTGAATATTAGGCACTTCTTTATAGTCCAACATTGTTTATCTCCTTGTTTTTTCCTTAGACAATTTTACAAATAACACCATGATATTACTAATGCCCGTTTTATGCTGATTAGTAACACTATGATATTAGCAGCGCTGAAAACCCATTACCCCGTTCCTTTCTCTAACCATGAGGGCCGTGGCTTTGGGCGTAGGGTTGGTGATGATGTTGGTTCACACTGCGCCCAAGCGTCTGGGTATTCTTTTCTAACAAGTTTAATCATCTGGCCCATTGCTGCGCTGCATTTCTTTTCTGTGCTGTAGACTATGTGGGTTAGTGTGTTAGTTTTGAGTGCTTCAATATGATAGTGTATTATAAGAACCGTCCAAAACA